TTACAAAAAAAGAATCTGCCGTTGAAGCTGTATATGCATTCTCTGCATTGATGGCATACGATGATGTTACAGAGAAAGAAGAAGTTAGTGAATAAGATGAACTTAGTACGCTTGAAGCTGTTAGTGCAAAGCTTGCTGTCTGAGCATTAGATCCACTAATTGAGTATGAAGCTGATACAGCATTTGAAGATGTAAGAGCATAGGATGCCGATAAAGCTGACTCTGCAAAGAAGGAATAAGAAGAAGTTAGTGCATACGAAGCTGAAACGATTACACTACCTGTACCAGACGTAGTGGCAAGTTCTATAATAGACTGAGTAACATTGGTTTGCTGCTTGAAAAACACCCTACCATCATAGGTGTTTACCGCTAATTCACCAAGATCAAGTTGCGTGACTGTAGGGACTTTGCCCTGCACAGCACTGCGCTTCAGTTCTATTTTAACTGCCATATGTAGGACGCTTCAAAAGTATATACTAACGAGGGCTTATATAAGCCGTTTATAAATAGTTACTTTTAGAAAGATCCCCCATCAACAGTATCAGTTCCTTCAATAGATCCACTAACAGATTCGAGAAGATTTTGGTCAGGAACAAATGGCATGACAACGCTCGAAGAGAAATTGGCTGAACCGGTAACTTGTAGGCTACCAGACAAGATAATAAGGTTTGGATTCACACCATTCAAAGCATTTATTATTCTTGTTACATGCTCTGCTTTAATTATTGCACCAGGATATATTCCATCCAAAGGTATTGTACCACTGGTCGGTGTTGGTTGATAGACAATTATGGATTGATTCGATACAATTGAGCCTGAAACTACAGAAGCACTCGTGTATGGTATTTCATAGCCTGTCAAAGAATTTACATAATCAACTAACACATTCACTGAACCACTACCAACAACACCTGAAGAACTTACAATGATACCACTAGCTGATGGAATAAGGTATCCAGTCTGCGAATTAACTTGATTAATGATGTCTGCAAGAGTACTCATCCTACTTGTGCTAGTTCAGTTGTGAAAACAATTTTACAAAGATTATATGTCTTGCTTGACAGCTGAGACAGGTACTGATTCATTGTGTCTGGTATCAAATATCCGTTCAAACTTAGGTCGAATTCTGTTCTAACTAACCTATCCTCACCTTGTTCGTACGTTTGAGAGTCCGTAAAGGTTTCCATCTTGGCTAGGAATTGGAATCTACTTGGATCACCCCAATAAGAGTTTGAAGCAAAGTTCATAGCTTCGATGAGTTTATCCATTTGTTCTACGTAGTTTGTCCACATTATGACACTATAGTTAAGAGTCACATAATCAGGTGTAACAACTACTACAAATTCCTTTTGAGGCTTTTGATCTCTTAGTATACTAAAGTTATCGTATATGTTTTTCTTACTAAAGACTTTCTCAAAAAGTTGTACATTATACGCCTTGTTACCATCTAATTTGTTACCTAGAGTACGGTTTTGTACAACAGACGATCTTTTGTACATAATAAGAGGTGACATAATCCTAGCAGCATTATCCCTATAGTAACCATCTCTTTGTACCGATTTCCATTTTTCAGGTGAACCATATATGATTGGCACTAAAACTTGACTATTATTCTGAAAAACTGTTAGTTTGAGATATTCATTGAAATAGAAAGCGATTGCTTCGTCTATATCCTTTATACCTATTGAAAATCGCTTATTAGGTTGTTCATTCACAGAAGTCTCATATGCACGATTAAACTCAGGTTGACCTGGTTTAAACGGCTCAGAAAACACTATATTAGGATTGCCATACTGTGGATCGGTTGGCTTAACCATTTTATCCATGAACTCCCTTCTGGTCTGCGGTCTAACTTGTTGTCCCATTTTACAAACGTTCCTTTTGTATTCCCAGTCTTTCTGGAGAAGTCATGTGAGTAGTACATATTATAGAGAAGCTTGTACCAAAGTTTTGTAGACCGTCTGAGTATGTATAAGCTGGGTCTTTTCCTAAGAAGTATTGGTTTTCATTTACGTTATCTACTTCGTAGTATTGTTCGTTGTACATAATCACATCACCTGTTTCTGGCACTACATCAGCGGCTTCTAGGTTTACTTTTAGAAACCTAAAGTCAACAGCTCGTCTAGTGTCAGGACCAAAGCTATCTGTTACAGTTGTGAAGTCTCCTCTTACAATTAAACAGTTAATTAATACGGGTCCAATGTAGTCTTTTACCAACGCCTCACCGTAGATATTTGGCTGAGATTGAGGTAGAATGATCTTATAATAGCCTACCTGTTGAGTAACAACATTACCAACAAACTCCTGTGCTACTCCTATTTGCATTAAAGCATCTCTAACTGAACCAAATAGTGCCATGTTATCCTATAAAGATTGGTATTGGTATGTTATTTAACGTGTCTGCTAACGAATCATTCTCGCTTCTCTTTCTCTCAAGCTGAGCTTGTCTGCTCATGTCTTCCAAATCGCCTCTAAGCTTCTCTCTTAGTGTATTTTGCATTGCTTGACCTCTAGCTATCAAGTCTGCAAAGTTAAGTGTTGTCTCTGCTCCAGGTATGTTTACAGTGGTGTATTTTCCTCTAATTAAACCAAGTAACTCAGATGTTAAAGCAGCGGTATATTCTTTAATCCACTGCTTACCTGGTTGATTGATATCTGAATAAGTAATCAAACCGTAAGGTGCTAAAGCAGGGTTAGCAACCAATCCTTGGTTGTTTCCATACGGACTGTTTTCTGTCAAACTCATTAAATCTGACTGAAATGCATATTGTATAGAAATACATCTTCCTGAATACATTGGCATTGGCATAATCCTAAGATTAGTGCCAATTAACTCAAAGCTCCAAGCTGGAAGCCTAACTGTGTTAGACATCTCTAACTCTTGTATTCTCTGTATATCCCAGTAAACTGGATAGAGTGTTACACTGTTCGATCCTCCACCTGCTCCTACACCAGCCCCCATTCCGTATCCACCCCAGTCACCTGGCCAAGCACCAGCTCCGCCTAACTGTGGATAGTATGAACCATATCCATAACCGTATATGGCTGGTGGTGCTTGATACATCACTCTTTGAACTACAAGCCTATCGTTGACACTCATACTCTGTTCAGTAACAGCCCAATCGTACAAATCGTAATTTTGTTGTGAAGCTGATATGTAAAGAGAACCACTCTTCCAACTTACAAACCCACCAACACCAGCTGCTTGACCATAAGTTTCACTAATGTTTATTAGATTCGTGAGGTTAGGAGATACCACAGTAGTATTAAGTAAACTACTAGTTGGCTGACCTTCCAGAGTAAGGTAATTATCCTTGATTTTGAGTTGATACAGTTCTTCCGCATAAATTGATACAGCTTCTTCAAAGCATGCATAAATGTTCACATCATCTAATTCTACATCGAGTACAGGATACCCTAACTTTCTTGCACAATAGTTAGCCACTTTAGGACCGTCTGATTGAAATTCTATGTCATTATCATAGAATCCAAAAGGTGTACTACCTGATATTGGCCCTGGACTGCCGTCGTAAATTATCGGATTAGACATTAGTTTCTAAGTTGTTTATATATGTTTAAGACTTCCTCTACTATTGGATGTCTGTGGTTACTCTTAAGGTGTAAAGAACTTACTCCATTCACTGCTCCTGGTATAGCTTTGTTTAGGAATATAAGAGCTGAATCTTTCTTTTCTTTCAGATCAATCTGCCCAATATCTCCTACAATAACCATTTTAGAACCTTCACATAACCTTGAGATTGCCATCTCCATTTGACTATCTGTTACGTTTTGAGCTTCGTCCAAAACTATAAAACTATTCGAGAAATTTCTACCTCTCATATATGCAAAAGGTATGATTTCTATCTTACCTTCCACAAATAAAGTATCAATTTTACCCTTATCGTACAACCTATACATGTTGTCGTAGATTGGAGCTATGTAAGGATCTAATTTATCCTTCAAACCTCCTGGCAAGAACCCAATCTCCTCTTTTGCTGTCACTACTGGTCTTGCTACTATGATCTTCTCTACCTCTTTACAAAACAAAGAATCTAAAGCTGCTTGACACGCTACCAACGTCTTACCACTACCAGCTTGACCTGTTATAATAGTAATTGTGTTGTTTAAAATAACCTGCTTCGCGTTTTTCTGTTCTTCGTTAAGTGCAACCTGGAATTTAATCGGATTTTTTGGTTTTCTCTTTTCTTTAACCGCCACTGCATGCATAT